GACACAATGGTATAACCAAAAATCTTACTTTACTAGCGTTAATACTGGTAGAGAATACTGGACATCTTCTGAAACTGCTTCAGATGGTGGTTACGCAATTTATATGGGAAATGGTGGAATTTCCGTTAAGGGAAAAAGTTCTGGATATTTGTCTAGACCAATGCGGTATTTTTCTTAATAGATTATCCCTGAGCATTGGATTAAAACTGCTCAACTAACTTTTCTAACTAAGGAGCACAATGGCAACGCCAGATATTACGGAAAATATCCCGTTAAACGTTGGTAACCCTGGAACCTCTGGTTTCTGGTCTAACAATGCTGAGGATTATGATGTTGCTGTCGGTGGCTTGCCATTCTTCTTAGCACCTACTGACCAACAGCCTTACCAGCGTGAGACTGCTCCATACCGCAAAGACCAGTTCGACAATGGTACTGAGCCAGGAGAACAGTCACTAACTGGTTGGTGGATTCGTTCACAGTCATCTTTCCATGTTGGCAACGGTATTAAGTTCTATGACCCATCAGCAGGTGAGACAACTAAGTATCGCTTTGCCGACTCACAAGGTGTAGATGTATGGACTAAAGGCGAAGTTAAACTCCTCAAAGATGTAGTAGAAACACACGTTACTACTGGTCCAGTAGTAGGCACAGACCATCAACACCGAAATCAAAATATACATTCTATTCAATGGAGTGGGAATAACGGTGTGTTACTTCACGATGAATTTGACGTAGACAAGATTGCTGCTGACGGAACAGTTACTCATTATATTGATTATGTTCCTGGAACAACAGAAAAAGTATATGCAATATGCAACGATGGAGTCAATGCCTATTGGGTAACTAATCAAGTTCATGGTGGTGCCAATAAACTTCATATGTACAAAAAACCATTAACTGGTTCTTCTGCAAGTACTGCAGATGAAACTCTTATGTTTCGTGGTGATTCAATTGTTATCACCTATGCTGCTATGGATTTTATTAAAGACCGTATTATCCTATGCGTAAATAACAGAGTTTATGAATTAGCAACAAATTCTACTTCTTTGCCTTCTCCAGTTTATACAAATCCTAACACCAACTACCACTACACATCTGTGGCTGCATCTGGTCCTGCTATCTACACAGCGGGTCACTCAGGTATTTACTCTACTATCCAGAAGTACACACTAACTACTGCTGGTGCTATGCCTACCCTCACACAGGCTGTAGTGGCAGCAGAATTTCCTACTGGTGAAATAGTAGAAAAGTTATATTACTATCTAGGTTACATGATGATTGGTACATCTAAGGGTGTACGTGCTTCTATTGTTAGCCCTGATGATGGCTCTTTATCTTACGGTCCACTTATCGTTGAGACATCTCAACCAGTCTATGACTTTGCTGCACGTGACCGTTTTGTATGGTGCACATCAGGTATTGGTGCTTTAGATGCTGGACTTATCCGTATTGATTTAGGTCAGAGCATTGAGGGTGAACCATTACGTTTTGCCTATGCAAATGACTTACAAGTAACCCAATCTGCAGAACACTATACAACAGGTGTTGCATTCATTGGCACTACTAATCGTCTTGCTTTTTGCACAGCACATAATACTACTGATGGTGCAATCTACATGGAGTCAGCAACAGTGCTACGTCCAACAGGATACGTGACCACTGGCGCTATCCGCTATGGAACACTTGAGCCAAAGAACTTTAAGTTAATCCGTGCCCGTGGTGACTTTACCCATGGCGCTATGGACATCTTTGCTATTGACCCTAGTGAAAACATATACACAATTATTACTTACAATGCTGCTGTTGGAACCCCAGAGGCTGCTACAACCAACCCAGAGGGCCCACAAGAGTATCTGTCATACAAATTTACGCTCTCACGCAGCGCAACCACGACTAGCCAAGGCCCTGTGTTTAAGGGTTATCAAGCCAAGGCTCTACCTGCTACAGCACGTCAACGGGTGATTCAGTTCCCTGTATGGTGTTTTGACGTAGAGACCGACAGATATAACGTAAAGACTGGATACGAAGGACGTGCGTGGGAGCGTATTCAACTACTTGAAGACATAGAGAAACTAGGAGATATCGTGAACGTGCAAGACTTTACTACTGGTGAGCGTGTGCAGGCTTTAATCGAAAAGGTTAACTTCTCACGCAAGACTCCACCATCAGGTCAGTTTGACGGCTTCGGCGGTCTTCTCCTCATCACAGTCAGGACTGTTTTATAATGACCGTAGCACAATGGCTTGGATTGGCCATCTCAGTATGTACTCTGGTTGGAGCCTTTGCTGTTTCAGTCAGATGGCTAGTCAAGCATTATCTTTATGAACTTAAGCCTAATGGTGGTTCAAGCGTTAAGGACTCAGTCATTAGACTAGAGGAAAAGGTTGAGATGTTGCACGAATTAGTAATTCAAATGGTTAAGAAGTAAGGGATGACAAATGAAACCTGTAGCCAAGAAAGCCACGCCTGCTGCAATTGCTGTTCTGCGCCAAGCGACGGCACTCAAGCCAAAGCGGAACAAAGCCTCAGATGGGCTTCTACCCAGTGCTGCTCATATAAATCAGAATCCTGATTCAGACCATAACACAGGTTATGCAGTAGACCTAACCCATGACCCAGAGTTGGGCATCAATGGGCACGAAGTCTATGCACATCTTAAATCTGATAGACGAGTTAAGTATTTAATTTTTAAGGGACGTATCTGGAGCGCTGAAAAGGGAGACCGTGATTACACAGGTTCTAATCCCCACAACAAGCACATCCACATTTCAATCAAGGATGACCACGGAGATGACACATCTAACTGGTTCCCTTGGTTGGGTAAGCCAACAACCATCAACAAAGTGAAGGCAGCAGTTAAGCCTCTACCAAAGAAGGAGAACAAATGAAAGAGTTCCTAACCCCTAAGCGAGTTAAGGCAATCAAGTCCTGGGCTACAGCGGTAGCAGCAGTGGCTGTCTTTACTGGAGTACAACTGGTCACTGACCTAGCACCACAGTACGCAGCAATCATCGCAGCCTTGACAGCACCAGCAATTAAGTGGGCTGACAAGAACGACGGAGACTTTGGACTAACCAAGAAGTAGCATTTAGAAGCCTTCCAAGGCCGTTTTAAGACGATTAATCCCTCTACCTAAGGTAACTACCCTAGGCGGAGGGGTTTTTCGTCGTTTTACCCCCCAGTGGAGTAGAAACCTGACCCATTAAACTTGACAGGGGCAGCGTGATAGACCCTGACCATAGGGTCATTACAGGTATCGCAGTAAGGGATAATCTCATCATCTGTCATGCCCCTGGTGATAATGACGGTTTCTGAATCGTTCTCACACTTGTATTCGTAACTAGCCATTCAACCCTCCAAGATTAGAGACTTAGTGTATCATAGAAGTGCGGGAAACCGTGGGGCGGAAACTTCAAATGACGGCGACGACAAATGTCTGATTCCAACTCCCTGAACCACCATTAATTTTTATGGGGGGTAGGGGGGCGTTTCTTAAAATCTGGTTCAGACAGCATTTAAGAAACCCGTGTGGTAGCGTATCCGTATGACAAAATTTATAGATTCAAATAAGTACTATAACATCGCTGACATAATCCATTTCTGCTGTGATGAAATGCAGTTCCGCTACATATGCAAATCCTGTGGGGATTCAATGGATTGCTACTACTGTGGATTCGACTACGAAGAGTCCCATGGTTGTGATACACTATGATTATGAGCGAATTACCTAAGCATATTTCCTATTCCAGTCTAACCACTTGGCAAGAGTGTGGCTGGAAGTACTATTTACAAAAAGTCGAAGGCGTTAAAGAAGCCCATGCAGTATGGTTCACAGGTGGTTCAGCAGTACACAAGGCTACCGAGAACTATGACAATGCAGGTCAGATAACTGTTGACTCTGCCTACCTTGATACCGTCTGGAACGATGCTTGGTTCAACCAAGTAAAGGAAGATGAAGCAATCAATGGTGACATGAACACTTGGCAGTTTGCCAAAAAAGAAGACATGTCATGGTGGTATGGCGAAGGTCGTTGGATGCTAGAGAACTGGGCTAAGTTCCGCATGAACGGCTGGTCAGTCTATGAAGACTTTGTTGAAAAAGAATATGAGATTCCGATTGATGACTCAACTGTAAAGATGGCTATTGACCGCGTAATGGTGGACTTCGAGGGGAATCGGGTACTCCTCGACATCAAGACTGGTGCGTCATCCCAGAGGCATCCTTTGCAACTCGCTGTCTATGCGTGGGCACTGGAGAAGCAAGGGATTTCTGTCGACAAGGCAGGCTTCTGGGATGCACGTACTGGTTACGTTTCGTTATGGAGCCTGAACAATTTGCACTCAGACAGAGTAGAAGATATACTCAACACCTTTGACAAAGCACGCAAGGAGACAATCTTTTTGCCTAACCTATCTAACTGTGGTCGATGTGGTATAACATCCTCCTGTAAGTTTGTTAATGGACACGTTAGTTAGTGATATAGTCCCACTTATCACTTCACTAGATGATGCGATAGATGCATGGGACAACATAGGGTTCAAACTCGAACATGAATGAGGGGGAAACAAATGACTGGTAATTTCCAAGTCAGTAGCAAACTCTACGACGGACGTATATTCGTTGTAGCGTCAGAAACCTACGCAGGATTCTGCGAGGCTCTAGAACAAGCCGTAGGCATCGAAGAGTCACAAGACCTTCTTAAGCAGATGGCACAATCACTATCAGGTGCTCCACAGAACGCATCGGAGGCTGTCGAAAACGTTCGTCAGTCATATCCAAACATGCAAGTGGACCACACTGCACATCCAACACAAACTGCTACCAATACAATGGGACCAGAAGCAAAGAAGTGCCACCACGGTGTCATGACTAAGCGACAGGGTTCAGGGGCTAAGGGACCTTGGAAGGGCTATATGTGCCCATCTCCAAAGGGAACTCCAGACCAATGTGAACCAGTCTTTATTCGTCGTAACGATGCAGAATGGAATACTTTCTAAACAATGAGAACACTTGCCCGTGCCGTAGGTAGCAAGGACATAGGTGGCGAACCGCTACCAACTGTCTTTCGCACCTTTGAAGTCAACAAGGTCGTGTTTCGGCGTGCCGAAATCTCGATGATTGCTGGTACACCTGGTGCTGGTAAATCTTCTGTTGCTTTAGCAATAGCATTGAAAGCAAAGGTCCCAACACTCTATGTCAGTGCTGATACCAATGCACATACAATGGCTATGCGATTACTATCTATGATAACTGGCAAGACTCAATCTGATGTAGAAGTTTTACTTGAGACTGAGGTTGCTACTTCAAGGAAAGTAATTAACGAACACGCTCAGCACATCTTCTGGTCTTTTGATTCTAGTCCTACGCTAGATGATTTAGACCAGGAGGTTGCTGCGTTCGAAGAACTATGGGGATGCTCACCTACTCTTATCGTTATTGATAACCTTATGGATATTTCTAACGATGGCGGAGAAGAGTTTGCAAATATGCGCTCTACTCTGAAAGAACTCAAGTACCTCGCAAGAGATACTAACGCTGCTGTTATAGTACTCCACCATACAAAGGAGTCCTATGTAGGTACACCGTGTCAGCCACGCTCTGCTTTGCAGGGTATGGTCGCACAGTTACCTGCACTTATCTGTACAGTTGGCACTGATGCACCTGGCTTTATCGCCGTAGCACCAGTGAAGAACCGTTATGGTAAGGCAGACCCATCAGGCAACACTGCCTTTTGGTTGAACTTTAACCCCGAATACATGGATGTTTCTGACATCGCTGAGAGGTTAAAATGAGTTTCATCGACCCTATCGTACCTGCTCCTGACTGGGGAAATCCGTTTCCTAACGTAGACCCTGATGAGTGGGAAGATGACGATGACTAAAGATATAAACCAATTAAAACCAGATTATACTAGGGCAATGGATATCCGTGGTGAGCCAACCACGGTATGCATATGTGGGTGTTACATTTGGAATCTCAAAGTATCCTTCGACCAAGATGGTACTATTGGGATGTATTTCAGAGATATGGAGTGTGCTGACTGTGGAACACAGGCAACCGCGCCAATTGAGGAGTAAGAATGAAACTAACAACATACGCTTGGATTATGGCTGCTGTAGTCTTTGTGGGAACTTTGCCTCACACTGTGGGTGCAATGTTTTTGGAAAGACAAATAGTAATCAGGGAGAACTGCGCTAAACCAATTTTTGGTGTAGTCTCAATATCCGAGATGAAGAAAATGGCAAAATGGATTGCAAAGGGAAAAGTCCTAGAGCAATACAACAGCAATAAAGAGTGGAGCGCATTGTCTACATTATGGAGCAGAGAGTCCCGATGGGATTACACTGCTGACAATCCACACTCAACTGCTTATGGTATCCCTCAAATTTTGGGAATGCCAGAGAATACCCCGATGCCTAAGCAAATTGACTTAGGGCTCAAATATATCAAGCACCGTTACGGTAGTCCATCAAAGGCTTTGGCCTTTCATAATCGCAACGGCTGGTACTAATCATGGGTGGTCGCGCAGCAAAGGCTAAAGGTGCAGGAGCAGAGCGAGATGTAGTCAAATACCTCAAGCAATGGTTCCCGTATGTAGACAGGCGTTTAGCAGGTGCGACCCTTGATAAAGGTGACATCTCAGGTATTCCTGGTGTTACTATAGAGATAAAGAACCATGCTAAGATGGACTTAGCAGGTTGGACAGAAGAGTTGATAGTCGAGATGACTAACGATAATGCTTGGACAGGCGTAGTTGTGCACAAGAGGAAAGGGCAGGGGAACCCTGGAAACTGGTACGCAACTATGCCTGTACATGTATGGGTAGAACTCTTAAGGAAGGCGTTAGACAAGTGAACGATGAAAACCCGAACATCACTGCAATACTAGAGCACTATGGTGCTACAGTTCCAACTCGAAGTGGTTGGGCTAAGATGAAGTGTCCGTTTCATAATGATTCACACGCATCAGCAGCAGTTAATCTGCAAGACAATCTTTTTAAGTGTCACGGCTGTCAGTACAAGGGCAGCGGTTACAAAATTATTATGGATAAAGAGGGGGTAGGTTTCCGTGAAGCAATCAGCATCGCAGAAGGAATCCTTAACCAAAGCGGCCAAGTACTACCACGCCGCATTGGGCGAGGCGGAAGAGTATCTGGCAGGTCGGGGAATAACAATGGAGCAAGCGACAGCCGTGCGCTTGGGCGTCGTCTTAGAGCCGTTAACGGGTCATGAAACCTATCTCAACAGGCTTGCGATTCCGTATATTACGCGTTCAGGGGTGGTGGACATTAGATTCCGTTCGATGGACCTATCAGAGCCGAAATACATGGGAATGGCTGGTGCGACAACGCATCTCTACAATGTTAGTGCGTTCTTTAGAGCAACCTCATTTATTTCTATCTGTGAAGGTGAGATTGACACGGTCACACTCGATACTGTTTGTGGTATACCTGCGGTGGGGGTCCCAGGCGTTAACAACTGGAAGAAACACTATACCAAACTCCTGCAAGACTTTGAGAAAGTATTCCTGTTTGCTGATGGTGATAACGCTGGTAGTGATTTTGGCAAGTCTCTTTCTCGGGAACTTGGTAACCTTGTGGTAGTGCAAATGCCTGAGGGTGAAGATGTGAACTCTATGTACCGTCTGCATGGCGCAGATTACTTTAACCACAAGATTGAGAGCGTGCAGTAATGTTAATCCCAGTAGACGGACACTTCGAGTGTTCAGAATCCAATTGTGACTTTGTTACCTGCGACCTCTATGAGTTTATGGAGCACTGTGGTGTTGAGTATGAGTGGGGTGTACGCCTCAATAAGAGGTACACATTTGACCTATTTCAGTTCCTAGAGATACTCAATGAGTTAACTAATATAGGTGACCTAGACGCCATGTATGACCACATACAGTCAGCAACCCTGTTAATGATTAACGCAAGTGGTGACGAATTAGAAGACTTCATCGAAGAAAGTGTAGTACAATCGGAGATGTCAGAAGTCATGGACGGAATCGAAAGGCTACTAAAAGAGAATGAATAAGGCAGACCTCAAAGAACTCATCTGGAAAGAACAAGCAGTAGACCAGTTTGACCTAGATGTGTATGAAATTGTTGATGAATTGTACGCTTTAATGCTGAGCAAGCATGCAGATTACGGTCCATTAAACATTGCTAAGTCTCCTGGTGGTCCTATCAATGGGCTGCGTGTACGCATGTGGGACAAGATGGCACGCATCAATCACTTGGTTGATAGCGGTGCTGATGCTAAGAATGAACCACTTGAGGACTCCTTCAAAGACCTAGCAAACTATGCTATCATTGGATTGATGGTACTAAGAGAGAAGTGGCCAACAGAATGAAAATATTCGGACCTTACAAAGGCTCAAAGCAGAATGGCGGACGTCCAATTTACGTCTTTAAGAGAAAGAAGAAAGATGGCACAGTGGTTACGACTTCTAGCAATAAGGCTAGAGTTGATTACGAAGAAGCCACGGGAAAAACCCTCCCAAGAAAATCAGAAGTAGACCATAAGAACAACAAGGGTCGTTCTGGTGATGACCGTATTGCTAATCTTCGTGTGTTAAAGAAAAGTGACAACGTAGCGCTTGAGAACAAGCGACGCGCCAAGAAGGTTGCCAAGAAAGCAGCCCCAAAGAAAGCAGCGAAAAAGAAATGAAAAATATTGTTTGCATTTCCGACTTGCAGGTCCCGTACCATGATGTAGAAGCCACCAAGGCAGTTGCTAAATTCATTCAGTGGTACCAACCTGAGACTGTCGTCTCCTGTGGTGACGAGATGGATATGCAGACAATCAGTAAGTGGTCAAAGGGTACAGAGTTAGAGTTTGAGCGTTCTATTGGACGCGACAGAGACCTAACACGACAAGTGCTATATGACTTAACAGTTGAGCACATGATACGCAGTAACCATACTGACCGCTTGTTTAACACAGTTGCTATGCGTGCACCAGGATTACTTGGTCTACCAGAGTTGCAACTAGAAAACTTTCTTGGTCTTAAAGAACTTGAGATTAAATATCATACAGACCCTTATCAATTAGCACCTGGTTGGTTGCTTATGCATGGTGATGAGGGAAATGTGCAACCCACTGCGGGTGCGACTGCCTTGGGACTGGCAAAGCGCTCAGGTATGAGCGTCGTGTGTGGTCACACGCACCGCATGGGGTTGACACATCAGACTCAAACTTATCGTGGTGGTAAGCCTAAGACTATCTGGGGCATGGAACTTGGTAATCTCATGGATTATCGTAATGCTAAGTACATCAAGGCAGGGTTATTCACATGGCAACAAGGTTTTGGTATCTTGCATGTTGATGGTAACAATGTAACACCACAGTTAGTTCCAATCATCAATCAATCTTTCACAGTGGATGGTAAAACATTTAAGTGGTAATTGATACTGATAAGTACGACAACATGGTCGCATCAATTGCTTATGAGTTCTCTCGTAAGTTTCATATGTGCGATGCTGATGACATTCGTCAAGAGTTATGGGTATGGTTCCTAGAGCATCCTAACAAGGTTAAACTATGGGAAACATTAGACGGCAAGCAATCTACTAAACTGATTGCACGTTCACTGCGTAACTCTGCTAAAGATTATTGTCAGCGTGAGAAGGCTCGTGCTGTTGGTTACAAGGTAGAAGATAATTATTACTATGACCGTGAGGTTGTTGAGTTGTTACTGCCTGCTGTGTTGCGCAAGGATACTAGCGCACCAGCGATGACTGACTTAGGTTTTACTAAGGCTAAGAAGGTAGCATCAGAAGGT